AGCAGCAAATAAAGAAACAGTTACAGTACAAGAAAGATTAGATGCTATTAAAGAAGCTAGTGAAGTAGAGAATGAAATAACAGCTAAAGAAATTGAGGCTGCTAAATTACGATTAGAGGCTAAACAAGCAGAAAACGCATTAGGGCTATCCACAAAGGCTGATTTAGAAGAAGAAGCCCAACTTAAAGCTAGAGTAATTGAATTAGAAACAGCAAGGTTAAATACACAAAAAAGACTTACTGCTGAATTAACAGGTGCTATACGAGAACAAGCAGCAGAAGAAAAAGCAATACAAGCAGAAAAAGATGCAGCAGAAAAAGAGCGTAAAGATAGAATTGCTAAAGAAGATAAGGAAAGAGAAGAAACGCAACTAAAAGAAAAAGAGGAAAGAGATGCACGTATTGTAGCAGGTCAGCAACAAACAGATGCTATGCTTACACAATCAAAGGCACAAGCAGTAGATGCAGCCATTAGTTTATTTGGTGCAGAAACAGCAGCAGGCAAAGCAGCCCTTATAGCAAAACAGTTATTAGCAGTAAAGGAGATGGTTAATGAAGCAAAAAAAACAATTACATTTTCTAGTTTAGTAGCAGCGCGGTCAGCAACAGCAGTAGCAGGCGGTACAGCTGAAACAGCTAAAATAGGTTTCCCACAAAATATACCTATGCTTATTGGATATGCCTTACAAGCTGTTGGAATTATAGGCGCAATATCTAGCGCAGTAGGCAAAAGTAAGTCAGTAGCTAGTAGTTTAGGTGGTGGTGGTGGTAGTACACCATCAATAGCAAAACCAAGCGCACCTACATCTGCACCCCCTGCATTTAACATAGTAGGAGCAAGTGGTACAAACCAATTAGCTGAAACTATTGCAGGGCAAAACGAAAGACCTGTAAAAGCGTTTGTAACATCACAAGACGTAACAACTGCACAAAGTTTAGAGCGTAATATAGTAGAGGGCGCATCAATATAGTAAAATATAAAAAATAAACGTTATAGTTATATGAGGATAGTCGAACTTATTTTAGATGAAAATAGTGTAGAGGGTATAGAGGCTATCTCTATTGTAGAAAACCCTGCCATTGAGGAGGACTTTGTTGCACTAAAAAACGAAGAAGTACAACTAGCGCAAATAGACAAACAACTATTAGTAGGTGCTTTACTTATTCCTAATAAACCTATATACAGACGTAGAGGAGAAGATGAGTATTATATTTACTTCTCTAAAGACACTATCCGTAAGGCTGCTGAAATGTACCTTATGAAAGGTAATCAGAACAACAGCACACTAGAACACCAACACAGCTTAAATGGGCTTACGCTAGTAGAGAGTTGGCTAGTAGAAGATGAAACACACGATAAGTCTAGGAAGTATGGCTTAAACGTGCCTGTGGGTACTTGGATGGGTGTAGTCAAAGTAAACAACGATGAAGTTTGGAATGACTATGTAAAAACAGGCAAAGTAAAAGGTTTCTCAATAGAGGGCTACTTCATAGACAAGATGGAAAGACCTAAAGAACCTTTAAATGACTTTGAAGAAGAAGAAGCAGAGGAGATGCTATCTTATATCCGTAGAATTGTAAGAGATGACAAACGTTATAAAGACGGTAAGAAAGAAGAATTAGAAAGCTATTCAGATTATCCTGATGCTGTAAAAAACAACGCACAAAGAGGCATAGACCTAAACAAAGAAATAAACAACAAATGTGCAACTGATGTAGGTAAGATACGAGCGCAACAATTAGCACAGGGCAAACCTATTAGCGAAAACACTATTAAACGTATGTACTCTTATTTGTCAAGAGCAGAGGAGTATTACGATGAAGGGGATACTAAAGCTTGTGGTACTATATCCTACTTGTTGTGGGGTGGTAAAGCTGCCAAGAGATGGTCAGAAAGCAAACTAAAAGAATTAGGCTTGTTAGAGTTAAGCGAAGTAGTAAGCGACACTATGGCTATTATAGATGATAGACTAGCATACTCCACTAAAGAACTAGCAATAAAAGCAGCACAGGATATAGGTTGTGAGAGTTACCACGAACACGAGTATGAAAATAAGGTATGGTTTATGCCTTGTGAGCAACACAAATTAGAAAAGCCTTGTACGTCAGGATATAGACAATACGGTATGAAAGAGAAAGACGGTAAGTTAGTACCTAATTGTATACCTATTAAGTAATGGCTAAACAAATAGTAACATCTTTTGTAAAGACAAAGATACGCAGAAAGGGAGTACACGCTAAAACAAAAATGTCAAGTATAAAAGGCAGTAAGCTATATAAGAAAAAAAACAGAGGGCAAGGATGAAAGATTTAACAGTATCACGCACAAGTCCTAAAAGCAGTAAACGTGGATGTTTATGTGCTGACAAAAACACTTACAGTACAAAATGCTGTAAAGGTAAACTGATCAATCAAGGCATTGGTAAAATCTAAAAATGTAAAATAAGTTAAATAAATAGTTATAGTTATATGAAAGCAACCGAAATGTTAAATAAGATTAAAACCTATCTAGGCGAAGAAGCTATTGACATTGTTAATGATGTTGAAGCACAAGAAAAGGTAGAACTAGCAACTGCAAAGCTAGAAAACGGTACTGTTTTAGAAGCAGAAGCGTTTGAAGCAGGTAAAGAAATATTTATAGTTACCGAAGATGACAAAGTAGCACTGCCTGTTGGCGATTATACTTTAGAAGATGGTAAGATGCTAGTAGTAGCAGAAGAAGGCATTATTGCTGAAATCAAAGACCTAGAAGAAGAAGCTGACGAAGAAACTACTGATGAGGAAGTAGAAGCTGAAGATTTAGGCTATGTTACTAAAGAAGAACTAGCAGAAGCAGTATCTGAAATCAAAGCTATGATTGAGGATATGAAGAAAGAAGAAATGAGCGAAGAAACAGAAGTAGAATTATCAGAGGAATTACCGAAAGAAGTAAAAGAGGAATTGTCTGAACCTGCTGCTGAACCTATTGCTCATAACCCTGAACAAAAAAATAACAATATCGGAGTTAAGTTTGCACAAAACAGAAAACCAAGCACACTTGATAAGATAATGTCTAAAATTAACAACTAAAAATAAATAAAATGCCAAACCCAACAATTACAAATTCAAGTTATAGTGGAGAGTTTGCAGGTAAGTATCTAGGTGCTGCCTTGTTATCTGCTAAAACACTAGACGAAGGTGCTGTATCAATCCTTCCTAACATTAAATATAAAGCTGCTATGAAAGTAGGAGCGTTTTCTGATTTAGTACGTTCAGCAGATTGCGACTTTGATAGTTCTACATCTACTTTGACACTAACAGAAAAAGTACTCACCCCCTCTGAAATGCAAGTAAATCTGCAAATTTGTCGCAAGGAACTACATCAGGATTGGGAAGCTGCTCAAATGGGCTTTAGTGCTTTTGATGAATTGCCACCTTTATTCTCTGACTATGTTATTGCTAGAGTTGCTGCTGAAGTAGCTAACGCAACTGAAACATCTATCTGGTCAGGTAGTGCAGGAGAAGGTTCTTTTGATGGACTTGTTACTCTTGCTGCTGCTGACACAGACGTAGTAGACGTAGTAGGTACAACTATTACGGCAGGTAACGTAATTGACGAACTTGCAAAGGTTGTAGATGCTATCCCAAGTGGTGTATATGGAAAAGAAGATTTAACTATCTATATTTCACAGCACGTAGCTAAAAAGTATATCGCTGCACAAGCTGCACTAGGTTATAGAGAATTATATAACGTAGGTCAAACAGAGATGAACTTTCAAGGCATCAAGTTGTTCGCAACAGGTGGACTAGGAGATAACACAATTGTAGCTGCACAAGCATCTAACTTGTTCTTTGGTACAGGTTTACTAGATGACCGCAACGAGGTTAAAGTTATTGATATGGCTGACCTAGACGGTTCACAGAATGTACGTGTAGTAATGCGCTATACAGCAGGTGTACAAATTGGTGTTGGTTCTGACGTAGTACTTTACACTTAATAGATAACTAACATAAAAGGGGTAGGTTAGGTGTGTACCTACCTGCCCTTTTTTAATAAATAAATAAATATGAGTTGTGCAATAACAAAAGGTAGAGGTATAGGCTGTAAGACGGCTTATGCAGGTATCAAAAATGTATATATTCTTGATTATAGCGCAGCAATAGCAGCGTTAAGCCCTTCATCAGGTACAGTAACATTACCATCAGATGGAAGTGCTGAATTTTTCAAGTTTGAAGTCAAAGGTGGTCAAACATCTTTAGAGACAAGCGTAACATCAAGTAGAGAAAATGGAACTACTTTTTATGAAAGTACTTTAAATATTACTTTTCAAAACCTAGATGTTGCAACACAAGAGGAGATAAAACTCTTAAACAGAGGTAGAGCGCACTATGTTGTTGAACTATATCCTGACGGTACAGGTACTACAAAGTACTTGCTAGTAGGAAAAGACAACGGTGCAGAAGTTACAGGTGGTACTATTGTAACAGGAGCAGCAGCAGGGGATTTACAAGGCTTTACTCTTACAGCAGTAGCTAGTGAGGTTAATCCACCATTCTTTGCAACAGCACCTGACGAAAGTGCTACAACACCTATTACTCCTGCTTAATATATTTTTTATATATTTGCATAGAGTATAAGTTTTTTTTGATTATGATTGTTAGGGGGGTGCATTAGCATCCCTCTTTTTTTATTACAAATTCTCACATTTTAGCGTTATACTTATATGAGAATACTCACAACAAGTACTGATGCACAAATAATTAAGTTTATTCCACGATTATACTACAC